GGATGGCTGGCTCGTGGGGGGAGCCGGTCGAGCTACTTCAATCAATGAGCTTATTGTTTGGGCTGAAAGTGGCATGGATTTTGAAAATTATCCAGATGATGCAAAAGACTTAAGTGCCATTCTCATTGACCCCAAAGGCAAAGTTTATTTAATGGATGAAGAATACAAACCATTTTCAATTAAGAATAAGTTCCATGCAGATGGTTCAGGTGGTGATTTAGCTATTGGTGCTATGGAGGCAGGAGCTACAGCAGAACAAGCAGTTAAGATTGCTATTAAGCATGATGCTGGATGCGGAGGTAAAGTACAAAAGGTGGAGTTAGGATGAGAATTCTTGTTTGTGGTGGAAGAGATTTCACTAATCGTAATTTGTTATTTAGCACGCTTGATAAACTTTGCCTTGATAGAGGATGGTATTATGGAGGTGACTCTTCAGGAGAAGATAACTGGCTTCCAAATGTAACAATTATTAGTGGCATGGCTAGAGGTGCAGATACTTTAGCAATAGATTGGGCAACTGTAAATTGGTGCTCTACATTAGAGTTTCCTGCTGAATGGGATAAATATGGGAACAAAGCAGGACCTATCAGAAATCAACAAATGCTAGATGAAGGGAAACCTGATCTTGTTGTTGCTTTTCACGGACCTCCGCGTAAAGATGGAAGAAGAACAGGCACACAAGATATGGTTGCTAGAGCAAAAGAAGCAGGAATAGAGGTTATTGAGATTAAGTATGAAGATTGATGTATATGGTAAGAAGGGTTGTGAGTGGTGTTGGAAGGCTGTTGAATTTCTTGAAGCCGCATCCTTGGAATACACATATATCGACATTGCAGAGCCAGGTGTTATTGAGATGCTTAAACAGACAGAGAGATGGAATAGAAAGGTTCCTGCCATATTCATAAATGATGAGTATATTGGAGGATATACGGAGTTGATACAAAAAGCGAAAGGAGAATAATGACACCATTTAAAGATTATTACCAAGAATTCATTTATAAATCTAGATACTCTCGATGGCTTGAGGAAGAAGGTCGAAGAGAGAATTGGGACGAGACTGTTAACCGATATTTAGATTTTATTTTCAATCGAGTTGAACCTCTTGGTTCTATCGGTGTAGATAAGTCTCTTGAAGAGAATGATTTATACCAAGAACTATACGATGCAATCTACAACTTAGAGGTTCTCCCCTCTATGCGAACGATTATGACAGCAGGGCCAGCCGCTGAGCGTGATAACACCTGTACATATAATTGTTCATATCTTCCCATTGATGACATTAAGTCCTTTGACGAAGCAATGTTTATTTTGCTTTGTGGAACAGGAGTAGGATTTTCAGTTGAAAGACAATACATATCAAAGCTACCAGAAGTTCCTGCAAAGCTCTTCGAAAGCGATACAACAATTGTTGTTAAAGACAGTAAAGAAGGTTGGGCCAAATCGCTCAGACAACTCATATCGCTTCTCTATGCTGGTGAAATCTCAAAGTGGGATGTATCTAGAATACGTCCTGCTGGTGCTAGACTTAAAACGTTTGGAGGACGTGCTTCAGGACCAGGACCTCTGGAAGACTTATTTAAGTTCGTTATTGGAAAATTTAGAGAGGCACAAGGAAGACGACTCAACTCTATTGAGTGCCACGATATCTTATGTAAAATCGGGGAAATTGTGGTCGTCGGAGGGGTTCGTCGTAGTGCAATGATTTCTCTGTCTAATCTAGATGATTTATTTCTTGCCAAAGCAAAAAGTATCTTCGATGTAGATCAGTACAATTTAATTAACGAGACTGAAACTCATTGGGTTTATACAATCACAATGAAGAAAAGCCCGTCAGTTTCTCCAACTTATAAAATTTCTCTATCGAAAGAAAAAGAAAAATGGGATAGAGAACAGTTAGAGAAAAATAAAAAGATTGGGTGGTGGATTGTTGAACCACAGAGAGCATTAAGTAACAATTCAATTGCTTACACAGAGAAACCTGATGTAGGCGCATTTATGAATGAATGGGTATCACTATATGAAAGCAAGTCCGGGGAGCGTGGGATTTTTAATCGAGTTGCTTCACAGCGTCAAGCAAATAAAAACGGAAGACGAAAAAGTGAAGTGGATTTCGGAACTAACCCCTGCTCAGAAATTATTCTTAGACCGTATCAATTTTGTAATCTTACCGAAGTCGTCGTCCGCTCGAAGGATACTTTCGAATCCCTATCGAGGAAAGTACGATTTGCGGCTATTCTTGGAACATTCCAATCTACGTTAACTTACTTCCCTTATCTCCGTAAGATTTGGCAACAGAACACAGAGGAAGAAAGACTTCTTGGTGTATCTCTTACAGGTCAGATGGATAATGAAGATTTAGTACAAGGAAGAATTGATCTTGAAGCTCTTAAACAAATTGCTATCGATACTAATAAAGAATGGGCTGCTCTTCTTGGAATTCCCGCTTCTGCTGCTATTACTTGCGTTAAGCCTAGTGGAACCGTCAGCCAGCTTGTTGATGCTGCTTCTGGTCTTCATGCTCGTCATTCTTCATACTATATTCGATCTGTTAGAGGGGACAACAAAGACCCATTAACTCAATTTATGAAGGATGCAGGTATTCCTTGGGAGCCTGAAGTAAACAAACCAGACCAGACTTCTGTGTTCTACTTCCCGATTAAATCTCCTGAGGGTTCAGTTAAAAGGAATGATATGGATGCAATCCAACAGCTAGAATACTGGAAGTACATTCAAGATAAGTGGTGTGAACATAAGCCTAGTATCACTGTTTCTGTAAGAGAAGAAGAATGGCCTGCTGTAGGTGGTTGGGTTTATGGTAACTTTGATATCATCTCTGGTATTTCTTTCTTGCCACACAGTGACCATGTGTACCGTCAAGCTCCATATCAAGAATGCTCTAAAGAAGAGTATGAAGCTATGGTAGCCAAGATGCCCAAAGAGATTAATTGGGAATTACTTAGTGAATATGAAAAAGAAGATCATACGTCGGGGATGCAGATGTTAGCTTGTTCTTCTGATGCTGGTTGTGAAGTCGTCGATATTCTATGATGTTAGGAGAAGGTTATAAAGTCACTGAAGAAGGAAAAGTTCTCAGTGCTTGGAAACGTGGGGTGAAATTCCCCACGGATTCCTATAGAGAATTATCTTATGGAAAAGATGGTAAAGGTTATTTACAAGTTTCTATCATTTGGAATAAAAAGAGACAAACTAAAAGAATTCATAGATTAGTTGCTGAATTATATATTGAGAATTTGAATAACTTACCTTGCATTAGACACAAGGATGGAAATAAAGAAAATAACTCAAAAGAAAATTTGGCTTGGTGCGATTATTTAGAAAATGAACACGATAAGAAAAATCATGGGACTTGGAAGAAAAGATTAGGTAGTCGGAAACTAAGTGATAAAGAAGTCTCAGATATCAGGCAAAAAGTTGAACAAGGGTGGGAACAGATATTTTTAGCACAAGCCTATAATGTATCTCGTCCAACTATAAATAGAATTGCAAATAGGAAGATATGGCGAGAGTTTTAATTGGATGTGAATATTCCGGAATTGTTAGAGAAGCTTTTAAAGCTAGAGGACATGATGCTTGGTCATGTGATTTATTAGATACAGAAATCCCTGGTCAACATATTAAGGGTGATATTTTAAAGATTTTAGATAATGGATGGGACATATTCCTGGCACACCCGCCGTGTACTCACCTAGCAGTTAGTGGAGCACGTTGGTTTAAAGATAAACAGAAGGAACAAGAAGAAGCATTAGAATTCGTTAGATTATTACTTGATGCACCTATTGAAAAGATTGCATTAGAAAATCCAGTTAGTATTATCTCAAGTAAAATAAGGAAGCCAGATCAGATTATCCAACCTTGGATGTTTGGTGATCCTTATGAAAAGAAAACATGCCTATGGCTGAAAGGACTACCTAAACTTGAACCAACCAACATCGTTGAACCTGAGCCTAGAACAATGCTTAAGTCAGGGAAGAGCTTACCTACATGGTACAATCTACCTCCCAGTCCTGATAGAGGCAAGCTCCGTTCCAAAACTTTTGAGGGATTTGCTAAAGCTATGGCAGAACAGTGGGGATAAATAATGTGGGAGAAAACAGAACGATCTTCGTATTTGGAAGCAATAAGGCAGGCAGGCATGGCAAAGGAGCAGCATTATATGCAAGACAACACTATGGGGCAATTTACGGACAAGGTGAAGGACTTCAAGGACAGTCTTACGCAATTCCTACAAAAGACGAAAGACTCCGGAGGTTATCCCTCGGGGATATTAGTCTTGGAATTGAACGATTTAAGGACGTTGCTAGAGCGAACAGAGAGTGTATTTTCGAAATCACGCCAATTGGATCGGGCTTGGCAGGATATTCTCAGGAAGAAATAAAGCCTTTATTTGGTGAACTTCCAGAGAATTGTTACTTTAGTAAGGAATGGAATGTTTAAATACAGAATAGTAATTACGTGGAATAACGACCTAACTCATACTTATCATATTAAGAGAAAGACGCCTATTAGTTTTGCAGATTTTAACCTCAAGACCATTATCAAGTCCCCTGAAACCGACGGGATTATTGGATTACATATTACAGAAATGGGAAGATTGCACAATGCAGAATAATATCCGTATCGAGTCCTTTAGTGATGTCTATGATGCTATTTTATTTCTTGAAACTGAATTAGAGTATGAAAGATACACTAAGGGCGAAATCTTAAAGACTCCTGATGGTAGGTGGAGGGTTGCCTTAGTTGACATGGATGGAACTCAATTGGAGTTATTTGATGGAACATAAAAGTGCATGGTCAATCGAAGTTAATTGTAGACAAATCCTCTTTGTAGATTTTGGTGAGGAAGTTAATCACATCGAAGCACAAAAAAGGTTCTTAGAAGATAATTACAACGACATCATTGATGAAGATATTTTAGGCTATACATATATTCATGAGGTTAAATGATGGTAGACGATATTATTGATAAAGTGAAAAAGAACATTTTTGCTCCTTCTAAAGAAGAGAAGCGTAAGCACTTGCTTAAGGCAATGGAACAGAGTATGCAAAACTCTCCATCAACAATTAAGTATGTGAAAAATCTAGAGCATATTCCTTTTGCTGAAGCTGTTACTGATCCTAAGTTTAAAGCTAAGAATATCCAAATTGGTGGAGAGCATTACAAGAAGATGGCTATTCAACCAGGTGAGTTCATCACTAAGAATGGCTTAGGGTGGTATGAAGGTAACGCAGTAAAGTACATTTGCAGACATAAGATGAAAGGTGGAAAGCAAGATTTAGAGAAGGCCATCCACTATCTCCAATTAGCAATTCAGGATTTCTACGATGTATAGAGTAATGTGCCAAGACAATATTGCTAATGACTCGTTTGTAATAGGTGACAATATTGAAGATTACTTCGATGCATGTAAGTTAGTTATCGAAGAAAAAGAATGGTATGAAAAAAGTAACTATGGAGACAGATTTAAGTTTTGGATTGTAGATGAAGAAGAGGCTTAATATTGGTTTAGATTGGGATGGTACTGTTGCAGAAGATATGGAAGGCTTTGGAGCAATCGTAAGATGTTTTCAGAGCCTAGGTCATACGGTTAAGATTGTAACCTATCGTCCCAAACACGATTACGATGATATGAGAGATTTCCTTGAGAAATATAAGCTAGATGCTTTATATACTGGAGGAATTGCAAAAAGAAAATTTACCAATGAGAAAGGATTTATTGTAGACATCTGGAT